GGTAATCTTAAGAATTACCTGCGTTCTGTATTGCAGTAGTGAAGTTACCAAACGCACCTGCATTAGGCAAGTAAGTTGGTAGTGCTAAACGACCACTAATTTGTACAGTTACTAAATCTTTAACCACATTGTCTTGGTCTTGCTCGTAGAAACGAACTTGCATAGACTCACGGTCAAATAAAGTACATAGTTGAGCAAAGTCAGCTACTAGGAAGTCATTAGCATTTCCATCAGTTGCATTGATTGCATTAGTAGCAATAATAGGAACGCCACGTACAACTGGTACACGAGTTCCATAAACAACATCATTAGGGAATACATAGTTACCGTTAGCATCTTTTCTACGAATCATGTCATAGAATCGACCTATTGACATCATGATTGCAGATGGTGTGAAGTTACGGTTTTCAACTTGTCTAAGTGCTTCAAGTATTACATCATGCTCAGTTGCATCAGCATCGCCAGTATATTGGTCTAAAGTATAGTCAGTAGAAGTTACTGTCAAGCCATAAGTTGAATCATATAGCAAGTAAGAATCTTCTTCTTTCATGTACTTTTCCATTCCACGTAGTGAAATATGGCTAGCTAGTCCTGCAGTATCATTCAATGCTTCTTTAGAAACACGGAAGTGTGCCGCAATTTTTTCAACAACGGCATCAGTTGCAGTTAGGTCAAAATCGTTTTGTCCAGAAGCATTACCTTCAGCAACAATAGCAGTATTGTCTGTAAAGTTGCTTTCTTTGATGTAACGAATTTTGTCGCTATTAGTTGTACCGTTTGGTAGGAACTGTCGCACGTGAGTTTTACGCTCGGCATCGTACTTCATACCTGCAACATAATCAGCAGGAACTACATCACCAGTATAAGCATCAGCTTCAGTTATAACCGCTTTAGTGTCCATAGTAAAGCCAGAAATGTTACCTGCTTTGAAGGCATTCATTTGCTCTTGAACATTTTTGCTTTCTAGTGATTCTTGAAGAATGTTTTTAACACTAGCAGGCTTGCTACCAGAACCTAATCTGTTAGCAGACTTTTCAATAGCTTCTAATCTATCTTTTTGGCTAGAAATTAATTCTTCGATGTTTTTGATTTCAGACTTGGTAGCTGAATCAGCTTCGCCTGCAAGGCTTACTTGCTCTTGAAGTTTGTCATAACGGGATTCTAAATCGCCTTTAAGAACATCCATGTGTCCTTTTACCGATTCAAGCCCTTCTGATAAGGTTTTTTCTAAGTCCATTGTTTGAACTCCTTTTCGATTTTTAGTTGATTGTTGAATTGTTTAAATACATTTTCAATCAGTTCGGCTTCATTCTTTAAAGTGGCTTGAACCGGCTTCTTGGTTTGAAGTGAATCTTTAAATGATTGTTCTATGTGTTTAAGTTGTGCTTCTATTAGCCTAAATGTTTCATCGGTATAATCACCCGAATAGAAGGCTTTAGAAAGTTCTTTGTATTTTTCTACTTGGTCCTTGATAGACCCTTTAGCCATACCACCTATAGCCATTTCATTTGCTCCCCAAGTTACTGTTGAGCCTTCCCACATCTTGCATTCTTTAACGATGTAAGCATCATCTTCTTGACTATAATCACGTTGGATAAAGTTTATACCAACTGAATGCTCTTTAAGTATTCCATCACGGTAAAGTTTGAGAACATCCGTTCCTAATTCTGTGTCAGAAATCATAGTACGGAAATACAAGCCCTTAGAATCTTCTATCAATGTCATGGGCTTGCCTAGTACTTGTAATGGGTCATGCTGATAAAGGTGCATGATTCTGTTCTTACCATTAGGACCATTTTCTTGCAGGGTCTTTTCGTATGCACCCTTCATAATTACATCGCCATCAGAATCTTTAAAGTCAAAGACAGAATAATATCCTTCGACAATTCTTTTTTCTACATCTACGCCTTCAATCGTAGCATTAGTGTCTTTAGTAATCCATGGTAAGTTCATATTTTTACCTTGTCGTTGTTCTTCTAGTTGTAAGTTTGTTTCGTGGCTACTACAAGCCATGTAAAAGGTTTCACCATCCATTGTATGCGTGTGTGTTCCACGACATCCTAAAAATTCAGCATATTCTTCAGCTTCTTCTTCTGTTCTGAAGTAAGACACTTGTGGTTCTTTTGTTTCCATTTCTTCGTGATGATTTTTTGAACTCATAGGGTGTGATTCTGGTAATAAGTCTGTGTCATGTTTACCACTTCTATATCTTCTATTTCTTAAGGCGTATAGAAAAGAATTTACTCTTGCCATAGCCCATTGTTGTGCAGTTGATACAGATGGTCGTACAGATTGTGGATTAGTACGGTAAGCACCAATGCCACGGTCATATACTTTTTTTAGAGTTGAAGCAGTTGTTCTTTTAGAAGCAACATCACCTACTTCATCATTATGTTCTTTGGCTTTATCACGTAAAGTGTCCATCAAGCCTTTTTCTACGTATTCCATTTCTATACGTTTCTTTTCTTCATCAATTTGTTTTGATTTTCTTATTGCCCAATCTACACCCGAAGTGCCACCCCAAGCATCCCACATTAAACCACCACATCCATCTTCATAAGGAACATCTTTGTGTTGTCTGTGCCGATTAAAAGAAGCCATACGCTTTACAGTATCTTCGCTTAACGCTTCACCCTTTGCCAACTGGTTAGCCCTAGCCCACCCAACTGGTGTACCACATCCTTTAGGGTTGCCAGATTCTTCACGGTACTTTAATGCACGTTTGGCGTTATTAGTTGCGGCTTTGGGATAATCGTTGTAAGTCATACAAAAATGGTTTGGTACAAAAATACAAATTTTTTACACCATTTAACAATTCAGTATCTTACATTGTCTAAACCTTTAATTTTTAAAGTAATGGAAAAACTAATAGATAGAGTGCAAGAACAATTAGATAATAATTGGGCAGTCGATAAAACTGATATACAAGCTTTGCTAATGTTTGCTATTTGTTTCTGGAAACAAGTTCATAAATCACATTAGCTAGTTCATCTTGTCTTTTTGAATTTCTTCGCTCGCTTATAAAAATAGATTGATTTTTTGAAGATTCGGTCATTTTAAGCCAATATTCTTTATGTGCCAAACAAATGACCCTTGTCCCCTTTTTCGCTAATTCTAAGCTAGCCATTATATCAGCCATCTTGTATTCTTTCCATGTAAGTGGGTCAAACTTTATCGTATCAGTATGGAAAGCACTAACACCCGTACCTGCCACATGGATTTCATAATCATAGGGAACTGTACGCAAGCAAGGGTAACTGTCATGCCCACTATAATAGGGTAAATTTAATCCCTTAAGCCTTCTACCATGAAATGTTACCCAAGTATTAGGATACTTCTTCAATCCCTTGACAATCGTTTCTACATAGTCTGGTGGATAGATAATATCATCATCACAAGAAAGGTAGATACCCTTGCTTATGGGTAGCCAAAAAAACTTGGCATTATCTGTGTAGTCTGGACCAGTATAGACTTCTACATTATCGCCTTCTAATTCTGGTTGGTAGTCGTTACCATAGACACGAACCTTATCAACTTGATGCCTTAAAGAGTCTACTACTTGTTGTAGGTTTTCTTTACGTGCTTCTATTGTGGCAAGGTTGGCAGTAATCATTTTTGTGAATCTATCAACTGTTTAATAAATACATCAAACTTTGATTCTAACAAAATTACTATATCACTTTTTAATGCAATAAAAAACAAGGTAAGTATTATTACTAATTGCCAGTCATAAAATGCAGACAATATTAAACAAGCTATGCCTGCAACCAATCCTAATTTATTCATAAGCTTATAAGTGGTTGTTCTTTTCTTAGTTCTGGGTGCATTACACTTTCATGTTCCCCGTGATAACATAATGATTTTTTAGGTATGTACATAGGAATGCCAAGCTTCCATAATTTACGGCTTTGGCTTTCACCAACACCCGATGAAATCTTTGACCTACCAAACCTGCTTGATGTAATAAAATCTTGTTCAAAATTTATAGCTTCTAGTGTTTGTCTATTTGTAAAATAACCACCATCACAATAGCTAACCTGAATAGAATCAACACCTTCTACTTTTACTTCTTTATGTTCTATATAGGTCCAGATTTTAGGTCTGCCATCATTCAAAAGATTGTAAGCGTACTTATCCTTAATTTGTGAATGCAGTTTATGAATCGTGTCAAAGTCTATTTGCAAAAAATCATCTGGCAAGAATAAAAAGAAATCATCATCAGACTGTTTGCATATATCAAAAGCATATTGCCAGTTAAGAAAATATTGTTCTTTGCCTTTATGTTCTAGTCTGTGAAACTGGCATTTCTTAGCAAATAAAAGAGCATCAAAGTCAGAACCATCATCAATGACAACTGGTTTTTCTGAGCATTGTTCAATGACCTTTGCTAACATAGCAGGTCTATTGTAGCTAAATATTATCGTCATAGGGTTCGTAGATAACAGTACAACGGCAGTTAATTGTATTACTTGGTGATGCACCTAAAGAAGAATCGGCAGGGTATTTCATTTCATCAACACCCACTTGGAAGTTTCCATCTAATGTGTTTACAACTTGACCATCAACGGCTAAATGTAAGTCCCTTGTTCTGTCATCTTGTGTAGCTAACCATATTTTTTTTGATGGTACACCAGAAGCTTTTGCACCTAATAAAGAACCTGCATTTGATGCTGAAACTATTTCAGTCCTGCCTATTAGCATACCCCTTCTTGTGCTGAAACCATAAGATTTTGTTAATTCTTTAGCAAAAATAGGAACGGGCGTTCCTTCTTTTAATGCTATAGAAACTTTATTAAGGATTTCTTTTTTAGTAGTGTTGGTTACAGATACAATTTTGTCAGTTGTATTATCAACTAGCCAACCAGAAATAACAACATCCCAATCTACACTAATTTCTTTTTTTAAGGTTTCTTTAAATTGTGCATAGGTTTCTTGACCGAATACCTTCATAACACGACCATACACCTTTTCAAAGGCTTCTTGTATGGGTTCAATTGTTACTATGCCTTCTAAATCAAAGTCAATTTTACCAACTCGTTCTACTTCATTTAAGTACGCATTGAGTTGCTTGCGTAGTGATTTAGTAAATATTCGTTCTGCGTACTTTTCGAAGGACCTAATTTTATTGTCGTAAGCCTTCCATGTCATGTACTTTTTATAAGATTCGATATTTGTCTTAGGTATTGGCATAAATAAAAAACCCTAGACTTTTTCAGAGCCTAGGGTATAGATAACAAAATAAAAGTCAAAGTCCATTAAGAAGTTCTTGTAATACTTGGCTGAATTTTTCTACATCTTCAGCACTAAGCCAACCCATAATAAGTGCAGTCGTAAGTCCTATAGCCACAATATTACGAAGCGTAAAAGCTTCAAGAAGTTCGTTTTTAGTTTGATTCCATTCACCTGCAACAACTGCTTTAAGTGCTTTACCCAAGAA